AGAATTACGTTTGATTTGTATTACATTTGCCATTATTTTCTCCTATTGACGTTAAAATGCTCCTCCGTCTATTCCCCTCGTTTCTGCAAAATCTTTTACTGCTGCTGAAGTTGGTAATGTTGCATCATTATCATTTGAAGAAATTCCTTCACTTTCAACAACTAGTGTTGCTCCTTTTATATTATCTACTTCTAAATTGCTAATAGTATTACTATCAGCATCAATTGTTTTGTTTGTATATGTTTGTGTAGCATTTATTGTAGCTGCTCCATTTAAAGCATCTCTTACATTAGTTGCAGTACTATTATCTAAACTTACAGGTATTTCACTAGCATCAATACTAAAACTATCTTGAACTTTACTAGCATTTTGTACCCCTACAGTTTTTGATACATTATTGTTTTGTAAAGAAGTTTTTACTGCGCTATTACTATTTACTTTTACACTAATAGCCATTATGCCACCGATGCCGTAAATGTATGTGTTAATTTAGTTGCAGCTTTAGAAATATATACATCTCCTTGTATGTGCCTTACCCAAGCATCTGCTGCTTGGTCATCTTTTTCTACTAAATCCCAATGCCCTTCAAAGTCGTCATCAAAATGTTGTATAGCTTCAGCTGGTAATGTAAGAACTACTGTTCCGTCACCTCTATCAGCAACTATATCAAAGTGTACTTCGTTTTGACTTCCTGATGCCCAAACATCATTAGAAGCTGCTGTTCCATTTACTCCACTACCAGTTTTACCTGGTCCAGTAAATGCACTATGCTTATAATCTTTTACAATTACAGCTGCATACTTATGATTAGTAGTCATAGTATGTGAACTATCTAATGTAATAGTCATTTGAAAATCTGCATTTTGTTGCAATTCTATATCTGCGTATTGATTTTGTGAAATCATTTTTTACTCCTAATATAAAAATATTACATTATTTGAACTTGATTTACTAGCTGCGATTGGATATATATGTCCAGCCAACAACCCTGTAAATGTTACGGCTACATCGTTTACTGTTAAATCGTAATTACCAGCAACTTTTACGTATATTGCTCTACATGTATCTTGGTCATTAGTTGTTGCTACAACTGCGCTTATATATGGTGCAACACTTTCTTGAACCTGATAATCATTTATGCCTTTTGGGTTCGCCATTGTTTTCTCCTATTATTTAACTGCAAAAGCACTCATAGGTTTAGCCATGAATACTTTATTTTTATTACTTTCATTATCTGCTACTTTTTTATAAAACTCTCGCATATAATATTCTTTTAAATCTATATTTCCAGCTCTTTCTGCTAATTGTGCTTTTACAAAACACACTACCGCTAAACTTAATATTCTATTTAAATTCACATGAGTACTTTCATCTGGTGAATTATTATCATTTAAACTAGCATTTGCTGTAGTCTCAGGGTCTTCATTAACAAAAGGTTTTTCAATTGCAGTATATTCAATACGTAACCCTTCAGTAATATTTTCATCTGGATATACTAAAGGTTCTAAATCGTCTCCTCTTACTCTACCCTGTGAATCTATAATACGACTAGCATTTCTTCTAACCCTATATAATTTTAAATATTTACCTGATTGTATGTAGGCAAAATTTCTATGTGTATCATAACTCATGGGTTTGTGTCCTCAGTAATCAATGGTTCTTCTGCTAATCTTCTAATTCTTTTATACTTGTTATCATCTTCAGTATCTTTTACACTAATAGTTTTTATTGCTATTAATCCTTTAGGCAAATCATAATCTCTAGTGTTTTTAACAATATTAATTTTATCTACTTTAGTATTTATTTCAGCGTTTGATTGTATCTCTAATATTGCATCCTTAATATACGCAATTACTAAATTAGTATCACGTGTATTTGCTCTTTCCATAATTTCTAAAACTTTCATGATGTTCTTCCTTGTGGTCTTCTTTGACTTCTTTGTTGTTCTTCTGGTGCTACTATTGCTCCAGTAATAGATTGTAATTCAGAAACAGCACGTTGATAAAAATTAATAGCTTTTTGTATTCTATCATTTGCTAATCTCATATTACCATCAGCTGCTTGTATTGTAGCCATAGCCATTTCTGCATCTTCATCTTCTAACCAGTGTATAGCACTTAAACTTGTTTTAGTATTAGTATCAGTACTTGAATAACCACCTTCAAATATTTTTTCAGCATCTTTAATATTAGCTAATCTTAACATATCTAATGAAGCTGCATACAATAATGATACATTTTCAAACTCAGTTAATACCCAGTTTTCTGTATTTTCGTCAATTATTGGGGGCGCTGAATAAACAATTACTCCTTTATCTCCATTATTTTGTGCAATGGTAGTCGTTGAGCTTTCCCCCACTTTAGTATACTCTAAATTAGAGCTTGTGTTATTAAAATCAGGGTCTGGTTTAATATATATTTTACCACTTAATTTATAATATGCTGGAAACATTTTTGTAGGAAAAGATAAACTATCAGATTCATCTGTAGCGTGTATATTTTTATCAGGTATTTCATTTGCTACTCTTCTTTTAGTTCCGTCAAAACGATATACCGCTAATATTTTATCGTATGCTACTTCTGAACCATTACCAATAACATTAGTATCTACACTATCAATGGCTTTTCTTCCATATATTTCAGTTTCAGAAGCAATAGACCATAAAAATCTTTCAGGCAATGAAGATACTATAAATTTAGAACCAGCATTGATAAACTCTACTAAGAATTTAGCCTTTGATTCGTTTCCAGTAATGTTGTTAACTTTTTCCCACAATTTCATAATATTATCCTAGCGCAGATGAATCCCCCAAGGGAGAAAGGAGGTAAAGAACCTCAGGGGACCATCTACAATTTAGCTATTATTTCCAAATAGCGTGTGATTCTGGCATCATAAATTCAAAACCAGCTTCTGTTAATATGATGTCTACTCTCTTGTCAACACCTGTGTTTTCAAGATTTTGAACTCCTACGTATACCGCAGTATCTCTATTAACTCCATTACCAACTAGTGGTCTGTAAGCTACGTTGTTCATGTTTAACGCTAGAATCTTAACATCAGTACTATCTAAAGCAACACATCTTGCGATGTTCATGTTACCATAAACAGTAGCGATTTCAGTTACATCTAGTCCCATTACTTTCTTTCTACCTGTAACGGCTAGGTCTGCTTGGAACTGTGAATCAATTCCAATATTGTTCTTAAAGAACCCACCAATTTTGTGGAACCAAGTGTAAACCGCAGTACTACACATGTAGACTGTAGCTTGGTCTTGGTTGTATCTTGGGTCTTGATATTGTGACATATCTTGCAAGAAATCATCAATTGTTTTACTTGCTAGTGTTAAGTCAAATATATTACCATAGTTAAGAACATAGTCAATAGCACCTTGTGTGTGTTGTACACTATCTAGTGATGCTTGAGTACTAAATAAACCAGCGTGTTCAATTTCCCACTTGTGTTCAATTAGTTTTTCTTTCCATGTTCTAGCCCACTCATTTGGTTCATATTTAAGAGCTGTTGCTCTAGCTGTATTTGTCATACCAAACTCAGTTCTAAAAATCTGTGTTTGTCCAAATCCAGTTGAATATGGGTTATCTTTAAAGCTTTCATCAGCTAATCCAGAACCTTCTCCGTAAGAAGTACCTACAACATAAGTTCTTTTAGCTTCTAAAGCTTCAGCTACATCTAAGTTGTATACTTCTAAAACTGGTTTGTTACTAGCAAAACTAGCTAATTCACCAGCTGAACAAGTTCTAAGAACTTTACCAACTACTTTTTTCATTTCACCAGTAGCGTCTCCGCCCATAGAGTTAGCTGAAAGGTCAACTGCTGTTTGAGCTGAAACAGAAGAAACCTTAACAAGTAAGTAGTCTGAAACTGCTCCACCACCACTTACTGAAGACATAGGAACTTTAATGATTTGATGTTTCATAATCCACTCAGGTGCTGTACCTGAATCTCCTACTTTGATTTGTCCGTTAGATTGACCTTTGATATTTTGAATATTACCAGCACTAAAGTAATCAGTAGCCATAATTAATTCTACTGTTGCTCCTGCTGATAACGCACCATTTGAATTACTTTTTAATGTAGCATCATCATATTTGTCTGCTGAACCATTATCAAATCCTACTACGTATGCGTATCTTTTGTGAAAAGAATGTCTCTTTTCGGTAAACTTAAATTGGGGGTCATCAGTTGGTTTCTTAGCCAATGAAGAAACTAATCTAAAAAATGGAGTTTGGTCAATTGCCAATTCTCCGAATCTTTCAGAAAAGTCGTATCTTCTACGTAAATCTCCTGTCGCTAGTGAAGAACCATTTGATGCCGCAAAACCCTGACTTAAGCCTGTACTTGTTGCTAATGCTAAAGGACTAGCACTAGGATATGAAGTATCTGCCATGTTATTACCCTCCTCGGGTTGTTAGGTTGTTATTACATCAATTTGTCTAACCCAGTTCCCTCAGATAGCAACTTATCAAAAACAGCATCGTCTACTGATTTTTCTTCTCTTTGTGCATTCCCGCTTGACGCTACGCTTGTAGGCATTTGTCTAACATTTTTCATTTGTTGTATTACTTCATTTCTAGTATTATTAGCTACCTCTTGGTCTCTATTGTTTCTATTTTTCAAATAATACACATCTTCCAATGTTAATTTATGAGATTTTGCATAATCCATTAAATCGTTATAGTCTTCTTCTGAAACATTATATTGACTTTTAAAAGCCGTTTCTTCTGAAGCTCTACGTGATTGCTCAGATTGTTTTTGTGCAAAATCACCTAACCTTCTTTGTACAACTCCATCTACTGTTGCATTAAACAACTTTGCAGATTGAGAGCTAGGGTCTGACAAAGCATCGTCATAATCAAAAACGAAATCTTCGTCTAAGCCAAGTTGCTCTTTTACGCTCTTGGGAGCTGAGCCACCGCCCTCAAAATAACCTCTCACATGAGTGATTAAATTAGGGTCCTCTTTCATTGCATTGAGTAAAGGCATATATTGTTCTAAGTCTTGCAATTGATTGTTAAGTCTTTTTGCTTCTCTTGACGAATCACTATATCGCTTTTCCCAATCTACTGAATTTACTTCAGTATTTCGCTCTGCAACAGGGTCCTGAATTGGAGTTGTCTGTTCTACTTGAGCTTCTACATCTGGCTGTTCTACCACTTCACCCATAACTTGTCTATCAAGCTGAGAAAAAAAATCTTCAGCCACAGTATCGTTCTCAGTAGGGGTTACATTATTAGATTCTGCACGTTGTGCGTCATCTACTAGTAAGTTATCCTTGTTATTATCCATACTGTATTTCTCCTTCTAATTTACTGTACGTTTTTTTCATTATCAACATTTTCTTGTTGAATGTTTTCTTTTGTCTCTTCATACAAATCTTTAAGTTTACTTTGTAGTATTTTTTGGTCTTGTTGTGTTTGCATTACAGCTTTTGTAGTATCTATAGAACCTTGATTAACTTTATCTTTAATTCCAGCTTGTACTACTTGTCTTTGCAATGTTTCAATTGTACCATCTCTACTCTTTATAGCATCCTGTAAGGATGAAACTTCTGATTGTAATTGACTATAAATGCTTTTACGTTCCATTAATTGTTTTTTGTTTCTTATATCTGTTTGTTCAATCATTGCTACATCATCTATTAAACCTGATTGATACCATCTAAAATATTCGTCTAACAATGCCCAACGATTTACTGGTTGTGTTGAACCTGCTATAATTCTTACATCATATTTGGATGATTGAAAATCATTGTATCTACTAATTACTTTACCAAAATCATTATAAATTGGTATGTTAATTGATACTTCTTGTACTTCTCCTTCACTAGCTCCAGCTTCTGGTTGAACAATTCTAAATACTTTTTGCGCAGTATATGTATATTGTGCCATTACTTTAAAAACTTTACCAACTTGTTCTAATGCTGGTTCTACGCAATTATTAATCCATTGTCTAATTCTTCTTGTACCATACTCATCCATAGCTAATAAACCACGATAAGTTTCTGTGCTTGGTTGTCCTATTCCTTGCATACTAGAAGATATACCGCTTATATACTCTATGTCTGCTTTACCAGTTTGAGTAATATTAAAAAATGCATTGTTTATAGGAGCTGGTTGTACTGGAGTAGGTATTTGAAACCCTTGTCTATATTTTAACATAGCTCCAGGACTACTTGAATATTGTTCCCATTCTTCTTCATCTACACTTCCCTCAGTATATAACCATCTAAGATTAGATGCTAAGTTTGCATTGTGTAACATAATTTGATGAGCTTTATTTATTTCTCTTTGTTTACCAATCATAGGAGTTACAGCTCCTACTGGGTATGGTGTACCAGTATGTGTATAAGGTATTGGTACAATAGGGTAATCTTCTATAGGTAGTATTGCTTCATATAAATACATATCTCCTACTGATGCACACATTTTGATTTGTGTTTTAAAAAACTCTACATAATCTACTACTAATTCAGCAAATGCTTTTTCTTTCATAGTTTCATCAAAACGTTTTTTATCCATTACCCTTTGAACTACTCTTGTTTTTAATTGAGTTAATTCTGCTTCTATAATAGCTTGTTGTTCAGAAATTTTATTATCCATTTCTTGCATAAGTTTTTGCAATTCTAATTCTTTTCTTTCAGGTAATATTTCTTCAGCTTCAACTAATTTATCTAATTCTAATTCTTTTTCTTTTAATTGAACGCTTAAATTATTTTGTAAATCTTGTGCTTGTCTTTGTGCTTGTTCTTTAATTAAAGCTATTTCTTCATCAGAAGGTGGTTGTTTAATAAATGCATTAACAAAAGCAATTTTTTCTTTAGAATATACTTCATAAAAATCTAAAATTTCATCTTGTTCTCCTTCTAATGTATATGCTTCATATTCTACATCACCTGGTTGTATTGTTTCTGAGTCGTGTATATCTCTAAAAGAATATTGTTTACTTTGTACATTACCAGTAGCTCTAACAATTTTTCTTTTGTATTGTGGAAATAATTTAATCAAAGCTGTTTTAGGTAAGTTTTTTTGTACCATTATATAAGACGCATCTCTAAATAAAAAGTCTCTACTCATAGGGTCTATATAAACATCGTAAGGGTCTATGCTGTCGTACATTACTTCTCCCGCACCATTATCAGCATTAGAATCAATATTTATTTTAAAAAACCCACAACCTTTTACTAGAGCATCTTGTATAACATTACTAAAAACACTTTTACCATCTGATAAATGCCAACAATATTCAGCAACAGAACTATGAACACTTGCTATATCTATGTCGCTACCTTCTACTCCAACTGCTTGCCATCTAGGATTATTAGCTGTAACAAAAAACTTCATAATATCTACAGCTGGTGTAATACGATTAATAATAAAATCAGGCATCCCTGACTCTTGTAAATTTTCTTTTTCTTCAGCAGTTAATTGTTCATTTAAATAAAAATCCATGCTTTTTTGTGAATCACTAAACCATTTTTTTCTATGATAATTATTAGCTTTTTTAAAAAGTTGTCTATTAATTTCTGCTTTATTTTTACGTGCCATATTAATCCCTTATTTCAAAATGTGGTAAATCGTCAAAATTGTTGTCTTTCAATTTAGTATCTCTATTCCAATCTCCACCCCAACGAATAGTTAAACCCATTGAAGCTGCAATACCTTGAACAAATCCAGCAAAATATGTAAATCTTTCTCTATCTTCCCAGTCTATTGGATAAGGAGCAACGTCTACAGCTAATGACGGATATTGATTATGCCTACCTTTTGGAAATTTTAATTTACTAAATCCGTTAACAAATAACGAGTCTTGTTCTGCTTGACCTCTATGTCCTTGCAAAATAGTACAGTCAAAATCTTCAACTACTCTTTCAAATAGTTCTATTAATCTTGGGTCGCAAGTATTTAATTTTTCTTGTGATTTTTTTCCAAAACTTGGCATTATTTTTTATATACCTTTTCTGATGCTGAAATACCAAATGAACCCAATGTTACCCATACAAATGAATTGTAAATGTAATCATTTACCATTAACTCTATTCCAATTATACCCATTGCTAAATCAACTATACCAAATATACACATTAAAGCAAAAGACAAAAAACCAATTATATTTTTTTCGTTGTATTCATTTTTATCTTTAAATAAATCCCACATTATTGTTCCTTAACATATTTAAATAATTTATCCATTAAATCTATTTCACCAATTCGTTCTTTAAGATTAGAACCCATTTCTTGCATTCTTTGTATAGGAGTTTGTCTTTCTTCTCCATATAATTGCTCAAATTCTTCATCAGACATTTGTTGTCTAAAATTATCTCCATATTCTTCCCACATTTCATATTCACCTGTTAACATTAATTCTGCGGGTAATCCAACGCTTTTTCTATAACCATAAATTTCCATATCTACAGCACTCATACCTTTTTCATTTAAAGCTTTAAAAGTTTTTTGAGCTTCTTTTGTTTTTGGACCTTCTATAGAATCAATGTCTCCATCGTATAAATTTATATCTTTTAGATATTGTTGCATTTCTTTTATATCTTCAGAATTCTTTTTTTTATCTTGTATCATGCTATTATCCAGCTTTTTGCTTTACGTTTTGGTTTATACCATTTTGGTTTTTCTGCATTATTACTTGCATGATTTGGCGGATATGCGTGTAAATTTGCATAATAAAGTGCTTCAATTGTGTCATCATGAGCCATTCTTGGTCCAAAAGTTACAATTTCGTTAACCAAATCAAACATATTTTCCCTTAAATATAAGGAACCTACAGAAAAAATACCAGATAAACCTGAATAAATTCTGTTTCTTTTTTGTTGTCCACCTGGTTTTTCAGGTATTACAGCTATATCATAACGATTAATCCTTCTTCTTTCATCGTTTAATGCTTGCAGAATACTACGATTCATAGCAACATCTTCTACTGTAGCTTGTTTGCAATTATATTTTTTGTATGCTTCAATAATATAATCTACTACACCTTTTTTGTCTATAATATTTCCATCAACATCTTTTGCTCCTAACGTAGGAATACTACGATGACGTTCATATTCTAGTACATAACGATTATTATTTGCATCAACTGCAATTACCATAATTACACTAAAGTCTGCATTTTTTGTATTAATGTCTGTTGCTGGGTCGCATCCAATAAATGTATTTACAGGAGTTCTAACACCATCTACATTTATGTATCCTTGTTTTTCTCCATCGTCAAACTCGTAATATCCTTCCCAATATTTAACGTGTTTTCTACCCCAAACTGAATCTTCCTCAGATTGAACTTCCATCATATATTCTTGGTAAAACTTACTAGGCGTTCCACTATCTTGATAAAATTTCTTTTTTTCTTCTAGTTTAGACACAGGAAACCAACTATCCCATAAAGATGTACCATCTGGTTGAATTGCTTTATAAGTAATTACTCTCCACGCAAAATCATCTTTGCTTTTTTTACTACGTTCATAATTAATGATGAGGTTATTGATAAAGCTATCATAGTGCACAGGAGTACCATTGACCCTAAGACGACCAGTATGAGGCTCAATAGCAGGATAAACAACAGCAGTAACGAGATTGCTATTTTTAGCCCGTGCTTCAGCTGTGATAGTATTTGCTTCGTGTTCAAAGTCG